TCAATTGTACAAGTCAGAGAACTACAAGCAAAAGCTATGGCGAAGTTTATGGTAGAACAAAACGAGAACGAAATAGTCATTTTAGGCACTGGTTTTAAACCAAAAACTGATCAATTACATGGGTCTCCTTCAATACTTGTAGGGTATTATGCAGAGATAATGGGCAGAAAAGTACACTATACTAACGATATAAAGAACGTAGAGCCGGACCTAGAGGGGTCTAAGTACACTTATCTCATAGGGCACTTTGATGGCACTTATGACGACTATAATTTCGCTTTAGACAGTACAATTATCGATCCATGGCGTTCATTTAACGCAGATAAACGACCAGATTTGAACGTAATATACTACGGAAACACACGTAAAAAAGAGGAAACTCTATCAGAAATGTTGCAAAAAGGGTTCGAAGAAGAACAAAACGAGAACAAATAAGGGGTGTGCATATTGACGCACCCTCTAAAACCACTGATATTACTAGGTTTTTTATTTAAAAAATAACCAAATTAACCATTGACATTGCGTTCAATACCTGTTATTGTATGTGTATGAGTTTGAGAAATCAAGTAAATAAGTCAATTATTAATGACGAAATTATGGATTTTGAATACAAGATACATGATGAACCAGAGGTTACTACGACTAACAATTTTCACGTAGTATATCAAAGAGAGTACGAAGATAGCGAAGACGTTTACGAACCGTACTTTTTATCTACATTTACAATTTTTAAAAACGTTCCTTTTTCTTACAAAAGATTACAAACTATTCAAAAGAAATCGAATGCTCTAAAGAAGATATTAGATGCAGAGTATAAAGAGAAAGGCACTACGGCATCAAATTTTACTGGTAGAAGTAGAGTTGCAGTAATATATGATGACGAATATTATCAATCATACGAAGACGTGTTTGGTGATTCCGCATGTGGTGACCAAAACTTTTACACTGATTACGGTCAACATAATCAGTTTATGAGAAGATATGACTTTAGGTCATATTGTCACACCCTACATAAAAACGTTGACAACAAGAGAACAATATGGTAATATAATATTATGATTGAAGAACTAGTATTTTTAGAGCAGATGACTAAACTAAGAAACGCCGCAGAAGATTTAGAGAAACAAGAAAAGATCAAGGCGCAGACAAAATTTGAATTGTTGTTAGGTGCAGTACAAGGTCTACACAACAAGATACACGAAGATTTCCAAAAGATGGAAGCACAAATGATAAAAGAATATGGAGAGGAGACGATACACTAATGGTACAGAGTTTGATTGATTATGCAACGTTTAATGTGAAAGACTATGAACCAAGTGTCTATGGTCAAGCCTTGTGTGATAAAGCAACCGAAGTTTATCAGATGTACTTAGACGGCAAGATTGCGAACAAACAATACGCAGACGAAGTTGCCGCAGGTACAGATGAAGTAGAAGAATTTTTTACATCTCACGTAGATGAAAAGATGAAAGACGATGTGAACTACGAAACAATCTTAGATGATTTGCTTTTGTATGTTGACGAAAACAATGCCAAACTTTGTAGTTGGGCACTAATATAGAAAGAGGTACATTATGGTAGGACTTAAATTTATAATCGGTTTATTCTCAATCATCTTTGCAGTTGGTTGTATTGATGGTGGGTATAACGGCATCCCAATGAATGACAATTGGACAGGATTCTTTATCGGTACAATTGTTGGTTTTACATTTTTAATTTGGGCAGTTGTGTCGCAGTATGAGGATCAGTAATGGACGTGGGTAGTGGACTACTTTTGTTCTTTATTGGTAGTATAGTAACAGTTGTGTTTTTCACGCTATGGTTTAAAGCGATGGAACACCAAGAAAAAGAAAGGGGCCTCTTAAAAAAAGGGGTTGACAACGATGATGAATCCTGATAATGTAACATATGTATTTGATCATTTGATTAAAATACTAACAGAAAGACATGGGTGGACACAGATTCCACTAGTAAAGAAAGATTAATTATGGGTTTGATTTTTATACATCAGAAAGTACGTAAGAGAAAGAAGTTGCCATTGACACCTTCTTTAATCAAGGCAAGAGAAGAACACAAGAAGTTTTTAGATAGTATTGGTTACAAGAAGATTGCTAGAAAACACTTTCAGGCTTTCAATGATATAAATTATACCTTTGGTAGAGAAGAAGACAAACCAAAAGAAAAACAGATTCCACTGTCAAACAAGATCGGAACAGGTGGCCAGAAGTCAAAAGACGAGGCATGGAAACTTGAGGCGAGTAAAAGATTTACCGTTGCGCCTGCCTACAACAAAGGTGCTTATCAAGTTATTAGTAAACAAGACGTAAAGGATATAGGTAAATGATTATTAATATAGGTGATACAATACGTGACAGTAGAGGACGTGAAGGCGAGATCGTAAACATCGGAATCGCTACAGAGAAAACAGACATTGCAGCTGAGAATGATACATCTCTCAATGCACAAACTTATGATACAGAATTGAACTACACTGGTGCAGTAACCTTTGGTTCAAATTGGTGTTACTTCGACCAGATCGAAGAAGTAACGAAAAGAAAAGCAGACGATACGGAGTAATTATGAAAGCAGTAGATATGATCGCAGTTGCAGTTGCAGCTTTGATTTTTATGTTGGTCACTGGCATTGCAAAAGCAAATCCAGTTGATACAATTACAGAGTGGTTGTCTAATGAAAAGACAAAGATTGTTAAGTATCAAACTGAGAATTGGGAAAAAGGTAAAGTCCAATTAGCAAATACAAAACAATCAATCTTAAACTTGTTTAAGAAAGACAAAGAATAATATGGGTATGTGTGAGGCAGTTTTAGTTATTTTATTATCTTTCAATGGTGAACTATATTTACAAAAGATAAATGATAAACCTGTCTCATATCCATTTGATTATGATGCCATGGTAGAAGAATGGCGAGAAAAGAATACTACACACTTTTGGGAAATCGGTGGTGACTTCTCAAAACAAGGACACTATTTGAATAATGCGAAAGGTACAATGCAAGGGTCGATATGCGAGTAATTAAAGATTTTTGGATGTCATCTTATTATAGTGATAAGATTGCATTTTATAACGAGTTGATAAGTTTTGTTTTTATTGTTGGTGCAAGTATGACACTGGCGATAACAGCAGTTGATCCTGATATGAGATATATCTATCCAGGATATTTTGTAGGAAGTTTAACAGCAACCTATGCTCACTATAGAAGAAAATTAGCATGGCCAACATTACTAGTTGGTTATTTCTGTTTTGTTAACTTCTATGGTTGGTTAGTTGCGATGAGAATTGTATGATAGAACCAATTAAAGAAAAACTAGACGATAAGATAAAAGCACTGAACTCCAGTAGGGTTTACAAGAAGATTACTCCAAGAGGTGATCTATCTTGGTATCTAAAATGGATTTCAGTTTTTTTAATTCTAGTTGCAACAGCAGCCAGATCAGTAGGTACAATTCCTCACGTTGATTTGTGGTTTGGATTGTTCGGTACATTAGGTTGGGCAGTTGTTGGGTATCTATGGCATGACAGAGCATTATTGTTTTTAAATGCAGTGTTGGTTACATTAATTACTATGGGGTTATTTAATTATTATTTTGCATGATAGATTTTGTTATTAGTATCGGATTAAGTTTGGTACCTATTATTGTTATAGTTATATTATTATGGATGTGGAACAATGAAAGAGTTTGATTACAGTTTAGATTATAAAAATATGATGTTTGATCCAAATGACAAACGTTATAGAATTGGTAGAGGTGAACAAGGAGTATTATTAGTTAGACCTTATACAGATGATATTTGTAAATACTGGCGATTTAAAACACCAGAAGATGCAATTATATCATCAACAAGAATATTATTCATGTATCATAGTTACAAAGATAAAAAAGATTTTGTTGGTATGGATATGTGTAGAAAATTTTTAGAGATGGGTTTTACCCGAGCGAGAAGATATGCTAATCACAAAGATGGTAAGAAATACAAAGACGGTAAAGTATTACCACAAGAGAAAGACGCATTGACAAGTCCGAAAGCAATTTCAGCTCGTATCTTTAAAATGGCACGAGACAAAGTAACAACAGATGAAACATATAAAACAATGAGACACGATTGGAGGTCTAATGAATAATGAGTTAAAGTTATTACCACCAGACGATAAAATGGTAACAACGAAACTCGAAAACTTTGACGATAAGATGTTAATGTTAAGAGGGTTTAAGAACAGACAAGAACTCACAGAAAAGATGTTCTTGTTAATGAAACAATATGCTGGTCTAGGTTTATCAGCAAATCAAGTTGGGTTACCATACAAGATGTTTGTAATGGGTGGTCATCCACAAATAGAAAATGCTAAATCAATTGCAATGTACAATCCAGAATTAGTGTCAGAGAGTGACGAGAAAGTTACAATGACAGAGGGTTGCTTGACTTTTCCAATGGTTTTTTTAGATGTTGAGAGATCAAAAGAATGTACATTTAAGTATACAGATAGTGAAGGCAAACCACAGACAGCAGACTTAACAGGTATGTTGGCAAGAATTGCTTTACACGAATATGATCATATGAATGGCGTTCTATTCACATCAAAGGTTTCAAAATTCAAACTACAAAGGGCGAAGGAGAAAGCAGAAAAAGAAATCAAAAAAATAATGAGGGCACAAAAAGATGAAAAGAGAGCATAAACCTTTAGAGATGATACATGCTGAATGGCATGATGTCAAAAAAGAAGACAAAGAAACAAGAGTTAAATGGTTAATTAAACACCAGAAGATGATGTTACCGTACGATATCAATTGGGAAAAATTAATCGAATGTAATAGAACTGGTAAGTGGCCTATTATTGCAAAACCAAAACCAATTAAACTACCTAAGAGACATGAAAAACTTTACGAAGAAATTATGGCAGATGATGTAGGGTTAACAGATGCACACGAGGAGATGACCGATGAAGAAATGGACGCTCTTCTTTAGTATCTTCTTTTTGATAGGTTGTTCAGCCACTAATGACGGTAAGTGGACAAGAACAGCATCTAGTCACTTTGGTGCAACAGTAGGGGCAGTAAGTGCTGGCTCAACTTGTTATCACTTAATATCACAGAATGCTCCACTAGTAGCGGCGTGTGCTGTGATTGGAAGTTTCGCAGGTGCAGAACTATTTTATAAATCAGATAGAAATGTACACACGGCAGTATTTGTAGATCATTTAAATACATCTCCTGTCAAACCTAGTTACACAACTTGGTTCAATCCAAGAACTGGTAACAATGGTGATATTAAAATTAATAGGACGTATGTAATAGATTCAGGTATGAAATGCAGTGATTATATTTCTACTATGAATATTACAACTCAGTGGCCTATTGCAGGTATTAATAGATCAACTGAGTTTGGCACAGCGTGTCAACATCCTGACGGAGTATGGGAGGTTGTAAATGCAACATCGTAGATTCAATCAATTTTTTTGGATGATAGTTATTATCTTTATTGTTTATGTAGGCACTTTATTTTATGGTGTTTTTGCACAAGCAAATGAGACAGTGCCTCATACAAAAAGTAATTGTGTAATCACACAAGAAATCGATCCTGATACCATGATTGTTCTCAGAGAGAAAATGGTATGCAGAGATGGTTATATTGGCCCAAGTTATTGGGAAATATTTGCACAATTTTATTACAATAATGTTGATGTACCTAGTTACTGTAGGTGGATCGATAGAAAAGACCATGCTTATCACACACCTGTGAAAGTATGTTTAACCGAAGAAGGAGAATGGATATATGATTAACTTCGTATTTGGTGCGATAGTTGGTGGGTTTGTAGTTTATGTAAATCCTTCAATAGTCGAAACAATAATGAGTATGATAAAGGGGGTATTATAATATGAAATACTTATTGATAGTGTTTCTTGGTTTAGTAATGACAGCGTGTTCTGGTAATTACAAAGTAAAACAAGAAGCATCTAAAAACAATGATATGCTGAAAGAAGTTCCGAAGTGGTTTGTAGTCAAACCAGTGAGTAAGAACTACATGTATGGTTCTGGTGTTGCAACTAGTCCAGACTTAAACTTGGCAATCAAAAAAGCAAATCTTATTGCGAAAGCAGAGATTGCTGATATAATCAATGGTGAAATGAATGAACGTGCTACGTTTTTCTCAACTGAAGTAGGTAGAGATAAAGGTAAGACTACGGTTCAGGAGTTTGATAGAACTATTGTAAACGTTATATCAAAAACAGCAGTGGTTGGTTATGAGATTGCTGAACAAGAAATCTTTACAACAGCCTTTGATGAATACAGAGTGTATATTCTTATGCAATTCTCGTATGATGATCAGAATAAACTGTGGGAAAAGATCATTAATGACAGTGTAAGTCAGATCAATACTACGGCGATCAAAGACGCAAATATCAAGGCTATAGATAAAGAATATATAGATACATACAATAAAATAATTTCGAAAGAGTAAGTTATGTCTATAGTTATCTATTCAAAACCAAACTGTACTTATTGTGTACAAGCAAAAGACTTGTTACGTAAGTGCAGTATGGAGTTTGAAGAAAAGATGTTTGGTAAAGATTTCATGTCGCCAGAGGAATTATATGAGGCAGTTGGTAAACAAGTTAGAACCATGCCTCAGATAATGATCGATGGTGAACTAGTTGGTGGGTTTAATCACCTGAAAGAATATCTTTTAGACAAAGGATACATCAACTTCCAAGGTGAGATCATTGAAAAAAACGTATGAGGTCTACAAAAGAAAAGCGATACAACAGGAGTTATCGATAAAAGGTATTTTAAAATACTTTGAACTAAAGGAAAAATATGGGCGAAGTAATCGACTTCAAAACAAGACAAAAAGTAAAACTTAAAAACGAAAAGATGTCTAAGAAGCAACAAGACGAAGGTCTTCGTGCCTATGCTAACAGTATGGTAGATGACTATATGGTACGTCTCATACACGAATGGCAAAACGAGGGTTTAAGTATTGGTTCTACTAAATGGCAAAACAGTAAACGTACATTTAAAGAACTAGGTTTCTTTATTGAAGCTTTGAGAGCGTTAGTATTAAAAGAGTTTAATTTAAAACATCCAATGCAGGATGTAGTCAAAGATATGATGAAAATAATGAAGGATCCAAAGACGAATAAATACTTTTCACAGATACAGTATCCGAAGATAGAAAAGACAGTAGAATTTGAAGGTGATGATTTAAAATGATTTTGATTGATTTAAACCAAGTAATGATTTCAAACATGATGGCACAACTCGGTGGTAAGGGTTCAGACATCAGCGAGGATTTAGTAAGGCATATGATACTAAATTCTATACGTGGTTACAATGTAAAATTCAAAGAAGAATTTGGTGACATTATTATATGCTGTGATAGTAGACACTATTGGCGTAGAGAAGTATTTCCAAATTACAAATCACAAAGAAAACAAGCAAGAGAAGAATCTTCACACGATTGGGATAATATATTTACAATCTTTAATCAAGTCAGAGATGAATTAAAAGAACACATGCCGTACAGAGTGGTAGACGTGTATGGTGCAGAGGCAGACGATATTATTGCTGTGCTAGTTAAGAACCATCCAGACGAGAAGATGCTAATTCTAAGTGGTGATAAAGATTTTATTCAATTACAAAAATACAGTAATGTAAAACAATATGCACCCATACAAAAGAAATGGGTAGAAGGTGTGGATCCTAAACAGTATATCAAAGAGCATATACTCAAAGGTGATCGTGGTGACAGTATTCCAAACTTTTTATCAGCAGATGATACGTTTGTGAATGGCATTAGACAAAAACCAATCAGTAAAAAGAAACTGAGTTATTGGATTGCTAGTGATCCTAAAGGCTTCTGTAATGAATATCAGTACAGAAATTTCCAACGAAATATGCGCCTTGTGGATTTCGACTATATACCTAAAGAGGTAGAAGATAATATTATGACAGAGTTTAAGAGTGTACAGTTTGTAGGCAGACATAACATTCTAAACTATTTTATTAAAAACAAATTAAAAGACTTAATAGGTCAAATACAGGAGTTCTAAAAATGGCATTTGATGAAACAGGAAAGTTCGGGCCAACTTTAACTTTCCACGAAATTTTAGTGAAGGTGAACAACGCTAAAGATAAACCAAAGAAACTAGAAGTGTTGAAACACTACGATACAGCAGAATTAAGAATGGTTCTTAAATCTGGTTTCGATCCAAATATTACATGGGAATTACCAGAAGGTAAACCACCATACAAAGAAAACGAAGCACCAGAAGGTACAGAGCATACGTATCTGAAACGTGAGGCGAGAAGACTATATCACTTTATCAAAGGTGGTAACCCTAACCTATCGCAGAATAAAAGAGAGATGATGTTCTTGCAGATGTTAGAAGGTCTGAACAAAGAAGAAGCAGAGTTAATTCTAGCCGCAAAAGACAAAGAGTTAAACAAGAAATACAAGGGTTTAACGGCAAATTTAGTCAAAGATGCGTTCAACTGGAACGATAGTTTTATGCAAAAGTAAGTAAAATCGGGCGTTTTAGGTGCGACAAAATGGGCCAAAATAACCATTGACAAATACTAATATACCTGTTATTGTATATACATGATTAACAAAAAGGAGTATACATTATGGGAAAAGTAAAAGCATGGGCATATGATTGTGCCGAACAAGAAGTTGACAGCATCCTAGATAAAGTTAAATCTGGTGTCATTAGTAAAGACGATGCAGAAAAAGAAATTATGCAAGTGTCTAACCTTGACATTTTAGGTGTTGATGAATATAATGTCGATGAGATTATCGATGATTATTTAAATGGTAACACTGTGGGGTATGCATATGCGTAAATCATTTTTAACTCTGTTTGTAGTATTTGTTTACATTTGGTCATGGTCAATCTTTAACGTTGCCAAAGCAGACGATTACAACACGGCTGTTCTTAGTCATGTAATTAAAGAAAACATTTCAGGTTCAATTGATAATGATGCAGTATTAAAAGCAGAATTAGATAGAGCCGCATATACATTTGCGATTACGGCATTATCTATTTTAGAAAAACAGTTACCACAAATCTTAGAAGGTGTTCAAAGAGACTTAGAGATTATGGTAGAACAAAAATACAAAGAAACATTAACAAATTAATTTGAAGAATAAACTTAGAAAACTTATTAAACCATTTCATCACAGAGACAGACGGTATAGAACAACTTATGCCGATATGTTTTTATGGTTTGATATATTAAACAATATTATATTTGATAACAGACTAGAGGCATTTAATCAATTTTATATTAAGAATATGAGAGATGCTTTAGGTATGTTTGAATTTGATGATACTGGTGGTAAAAAACCAAACACATTATACATGGTGCCAGTCTACAAGAACTTTAAACAATTCGTAGAAGTGTTGGCACACGAGATGGTACATCTATGGCAGTGGCAAACTATCGAAGGATCTACTGTCAATCACAATACAGAATTTCACAGTTGGAAAGAGAAGTTTAAACAAAATGGATTAAACCTAGGGTTAAAAGTCGATGAATAATTATCCTTATCAGAAACTATTATTTTTTATTGTATTAGTAATTACAATTTTATATTGGGGTACAGCAAAGAGTGAAGTGTACGAACCAAAGAACCATGCGTTTGATTGTCTTGCACAAAACATTTATTTTGAGGCGAGATCGGAATCACAGGCAGGTATGATTGCAGTTGCACAAGTAACAATGAATAGAGTTAAACATCCAAGATATCCAAATACAGTTTGTGAAGTAGTAAAACAAGGTCCTACATACACATGGGCAGAGCATTTTCCTGTCAGAAACAAATGTCAATTCAGTTGGTTTTGTGATGGTAAGTCAGATAAGATACGAGAACCAGAGATTTGGAAGAAAGCAAAAATGGTTGCAGGAGTTATATTGGCGATGCCAGATCAAGTACCGAACGTAGTCGAAGATGCAACACACTATCATGCTTATTACGTTAAACCACATTGGGCAGATCACTTAGAAAAGATTACAAGAATTGATAGTCACATATTTTATAGGGTAAAAGAATGACAAAACCACTACCGTCAGATGACAAAACACACCAAAATAATCAGAAATACTTGAAAAGAAAAGCCTTGACTTTTGTAGGAATTTGTGGTATAATGATACTTATCTTTTATATTGGATTATATATATGAATATATTTTATTTAGACAATGACCCCAAAGTAGCCGCAGAGATGCATTGTGACAAGCATGTCGTCAAAATGCTTGTTGAGTATGCACAAATATTATCTACGGCACACAGAATGGTTGACGGCGAGAAATACATTGGTAAATCTAAATTGGGTAGAAAAGTTACACGATACAGATTGCCAGATAACTTAGAGAACATTGTATACAAGGCCTGTCATTTCAATCATCCGTCTACTGTTTGGGCTCGTACTTCTAGTCAGCATTACCAGTGGTTGTTCAACTTGTGGTGTGAACTTGCCAGAGAGTATCGACATAGATACGGAAACCAAAAAGGCAAAGATCACTCCAGCTGGACATTGCTCAGTGACATTCTAAAACATACACCTAAGAACTTAGAAGACAAAGGTTTCAAAGAACCACCTCAGGCGATGAAGAAGTTTCCTGAGTGTATGGTCGAAGGCGATTCAATCAAGGCATACAAAAACTACTATATAGTAGCGAAGAAGGAATTTGCTAAATGGACAAATCGAAACATTCCAGATTGGTACGCTAATGCCAACGTATAGATTTTACAATACAAAGACAAAAACAGAATACGAAGACTTGATGTCTATTTCTGAGATGGAAGAATTTATCAAACAGAAACATATCAAGTTGATGCCACCAACTAAAGTAAACATTGTTTCAAGCACTGGTGGTATCGATAGTAAAACAGATAGTGGTTGGAAAGATACACTTTCTAAGATATCTGAAAAACATCCTAACTCTCCTCTAGCAGAGAGATATGGACCACGTGAAAGTATTAAGAAAATTAAGACTAAGCAGACAATTGCAAAACACAGAGCGAGAAAGAAATAAATAGTAATGTATCTGTCCGAAGCAGATCAGAGAGCAAAATTAGGGTCAACACTGCCTGAAAGTCAGCTGTTGCTGATCCAGGACTAGATAAAGGCCCGTCTTTTGACGGGCCGCACTTAAAGGATTAATTATGAGAGATATTAAAAAGTTAACTTCTTTCGCTGAACAAACTGCTAAAAAGGTCAAAGAGATGAACTTGTTTAAGAACCTAAAGAAAGATGTAATCGCAGGTGCAAATGGCACATTAGATTATGTTTTTAAGAAAGGTAAGAACACAGGTAAAACTCACAAGACAAAGGATCAGTAAATGGCGAAGAATAAAAAATTAGGAATTACAGACAAAGAGTTAGTCAATATCAAACCTATTACTGAAAATCAGAAAAGGGTTGTTGAGGCTTGGAACTCTGG